CCGTCGTAACCACGTTCATACCAAACGGACTGACCGGGCCGGGGCCGTCTCCGTTATAGTCCGGTATTGGGTCGGTCGCGTCTGTCGGTGGGTATGGTGGCACCGGGCCGCCGCCATCGGTTCCGGGAGCTTGCCACCGGCACGACTCACTCACCGCGTCGTAGTAGTATCCGAACGCCTCGCAGCACTGTTGCCCAGGGTTTGTGGTAGTCGTCCCGTCCGGCTCTGTGAATGTCACTGTACCGTTTGCATTGGACTGCGTTGGGACAGCCGTACACGCCCCAAATGAAGACCGCTGGAGGTCGCGCAGGAACTTGCACAACGTAGGCTCGCCCGTGCCGATTTGGTACCCGCTTATCTCTGTCAGCTTGTACGTAGCCCCAAGGATATGGAAGCGGTCGTTGAAGCGGACGTTCCGAATGTCTGACGGGGTGAGGTATAGGTACGCCTCAAACATCCGCGCGTCGGCGTCGTAGATGTCCGCGAGGTAGGAAGCCCAGTACGCCTGATGTAGTCCGATGGCAGGTACCTCCGCGCCGGCCATATTCTCAAAGTCGACAGAAAAGGGTAGGCTCGTGGAGTTCCAGTATAGGCTCTGCGTATCGGAGTCGAGGGGAGACTCGGAGAAGGGAGAGCAAAACAGGTACGACGAGAAGCCCGTGTTGTCGATGTAGAAGGTGTCTTGAACGTCCTCCGATCCGGTCGCGAAAAACAGCTTCGGCGGTTGGCTTGCCGGCTTCACTCCTACCCCGTCTTTCTTATAGCTGCGGTGTATGAGTAGCGACCCGTTCACATAGTGCGGGTCTCCCTGCAACGTCGGGACGGGATACACGAAGTAGGGCGCAAAGGCTGGCTCGTTCTTCAGCTCTCCCGTAGCGAAGTCGTCGTCGATGTCTTGGTCATAGGTACCAAACCCCTCCGAGCGGGTGTCTTGAATAAAGGCATTCCCTACGTCTGGGCTTGCATTGTCGCCGAATAGGATGCGGGAAGACTTGATGGACGAGGTGGGCATTAGGCTGCGCTCCTTGTCCATGTCGAGCTTCTCCGTCCAGTACGCCTCCTGTCCGTCCGTTATCCAATCCGCATACGGCTCGATATAGAGGCGCTTCGGGTTGTCGGGGTCCGACTCGATTACAAGGTTGAACCGTTGGCACAAGTCGCGCATGAGGTCGCGTTGCTTTATGCGTGGCAACGCTTGCGGTACGTTGACCTGTCCCCCGGGTGCGTAGGTGCATTGGTAGTAAACGCCCGGCGGATTCGATCCCAATGTGTTGCCTAGGATATTAATGGGGGTGGCTACCCCATCGGGGTCGACTACCCTGACCTGTACCTGTACCCCGTCATTGACAGCCAGCAGGTACTCCACCTCGAAGCTATAGAAGGCAATGGCCCCCGTTCCAAACGTCCCCTCGACGAGTGTCTTCGTTTGGCTACCTATGGACATATTGCCCTTGGATAGTCTTACGATGACATCGAACTCGGCCCCGCTGTTCATCGAGGTAGCCTGTACGTTACACCTTACGCTGAAGCGGTGGACTCCACCCTGCGCGGCGACGTATGTGCTAGTGGTCGCGTTGTAGTTGTTGTCGTTGTCAAACCCTAGCGTGGAATCGTCGTCGAATACAACCGTCGACCACGTATTGTACGCGGATATGGTTTGATTTGCGGTTTTGTTTGCGAGGAACTGCCCCGCGGCTTCGGCTGCCGTGCGCTCCGTCTCACTGCCCAGAGTCATATAGATTGACTCAAATAGAGCCGAGTCAAAGAAGTCCGAGGCGTAGGTGAACCCGTTTGTGGTGATGATGCGGTCGACTAAAGCCTTAAGCTGTAGTGCTGGCTTCAACATCTCCGGGTACAGACCATTGACCGTGCTGTCGGGGTTCATTATCCCGTAACCCGGTTGTGCTACGAGAGGCTGCTGGTCTGCGCTGAGTCCGTGGTCGGCGATAGGTACCACAACCGTTCCCGTTCCTACCTGCCCCGTCGTTATGTCCTCGCCCAGGTCTTGCGAGAGGATGATGTTGGCCGTGGTGTTGGCGTAGTTGTAGTCTGTCGTGTAGTCGTTGCCATCGAGGAAGGCCGCCTGTAGGAGCTTGCTCCCCATCTCTGCAAACAGGTCGGCGACATCGCCCAGCACGTTCACCTCGTACACCTCAGCCATGAGCCGCACCGAACGGAGCTGCATGGCCCCGCGGATAACCTCCACCCCGTCCTCGAAGATTAGCACCTCCGTCTTTTGGGTCGGATCGAAGTCGCCGTCGCTTAGAGTCACCTCGTAGAAGTGCGCAAAGAATTGGTTATTCCTATCGGTAAACGGAAGGCGGAACGTCTGCGAGTATGGCGCGTGGCGTTGCATCGTCTCCCCCGGCTTGGCCACCGCGAGGTTCAGAGAGATAGACGGCGCGCCCTCTAGGTCGAGGGTGGTTTGCGTCTGGTCTTGGTCGAGGGCGACGAGGCGTATCACTTGAGGCGGGGACGGTTGCTATAGCGCAAGGTGAACGAATACGAGATGAGCTTCTCGTTTACCGTGGTCTTGAAGAGGTACTCGGAATCGGTGACGGTGACCGGGATGAGGTCGGTGCCTTCTACGGTAAACACAGCGCGAGAGAGCGCAAGGTCCCGCAGTTGCAGGTTGTAGCCCTCGTCGATGTAGTCTGTGGAGACTCGAACTTGTTTCTCAGCCTGTACGTTGGTCGTAGTTACGCCGCGCTCATATCCGGTATACGTCCAGTCGGTGGCGTTGCTTACCGTGTCCCAGTTTCCTCTTGGGCGGTTGTACTGGCTTCGCGTAATGTTGCGCAAGCTCTCCTCGCTACGCTGGTCGAAGTTGAAGCAATCCCACCCCCCGTGACGGTTCAGGAAGAGCAATTGAATGCGCGGGTATTTGCTGCAACCGTTGTCGATGGTGAAGCGGTGGACGACGGAATCTTGGAACGTCTGCGAGACGCTGATAGAGGACGAGAGGTACAGCTCGTAGTAGGCAAGATCCACGTCGGTGATGAGGTTGGTCAGGTCGGTGTTCCCTGCTGCGCTTGCGTGTTCCTCTAGGTTGGCCGGACCCACTCCGATATACTGCACCCTCTGCGCGTCGGTCGTTGGGGTCGTATCCCCACCCACTGCGTCGATATCCAGCGAGGCCGTAGCGATAACAGTCCCGTCCGCTTCGAAGCCTCGTATGATGACATATTGAGATGTCGACCCTTGCGCTCCGTAAGCCATTACGTACCCCTGGTCGGTTCCGATGCGATGCTCCCGGACCGTACCCCATGCCGCACTAATAGCAGAGACCACACCAAGGTCGGGCGCAGAACTCAGGAAGTTGTCTGCGGGGTCGGAAGGTTGGAAGCTACCGTCGCCGCGAGCGTATGCGAGGCCGTCATTGATGAACTCGTCGCGGAAGGCGAAGAAGGTCTTCGAGTCTTGTAGTGCGCTTTGTACCGGCTCCGACGTTGCGCTTACTGCGTTCTCATAGTACAGCTCCACAGTAAACTCACGGGCGGGCTGCTGCTGGTAGCTCGTCCCGATTACGTCGGCGGGATCGAACCCCGTGCGCCCCAAGGTGAGTACGTTGGCCGTCGTGCTGTTCGAGTTGACTACGTTGGGGCCGATATAGTCGTCACAGATGCGAGCGACATCGAACACCGCCGAGAGGTTGGACTCCGATAGCGGGTGCGTCTTGAGCGTCGCCACCGTATCCGACCCCAGCTTCACGACCAAGATAAACCGGTACTTAAAGAACGGCCCGGCGGTCGTCTCATAGACCTGAAAGATGAGCGGGTCGGCCGTACTCTGGAAGTCGGTCGCATTCGGGAAGGATTCAAACTGTGCCGCCATCGAGTAGAATTTTAAAAGCGTTACCTATGTCATCGGCCACGGCCTTCTCCAGTTTCGCGTTGTGCTTCTTTAGAGTGCGGTCGTAGGCATTCGTGAAGAAATAGGAGGGCCGTATCCCGGTTTGATATATGCTCCGGGAGATGGCGTAGACCATCGACTTGCGTGAGGCGAATTGTCCCCCTGCGCTACGCGGGGCGATACCCTTCCTCACTACCCACTTGTCTATAGCAGGACGCAGACCACCCGATGGGCCGGAACCCGATCCAAACCGAAACGGAGAGCGGGGAGCCTTGGCGCTGCTCATGGCACCCTTGACGCCTTCGTCTACGTATTGCCAGTAGTCGGCACCGGGGAAGCTGAAGCGTAGGTTGAGGCTCTTCTCATTCTTTGCCACGCCCTGCTCGTAGCGGATGGAGTTGTATAGGTTGCCCGATACGACCTTCCCCCGTGACTTGAGTGAGATGCGGGCGCGGCGCCGTACCTCCTTTCCAATCTTGCCCAGCTCCTTCATGGAGTTGGTCATGGGGACGCGCTTTCCGTCTACGGTGATGTAATCCTTCATGCGAAGGCGGCGGCGCAGAGGTCGAGCGTATTCGAGGTCTGGAGGCGGACGGTACCTACCCACCCCGTCAGGAGGTTATCAAACCTTGCCGTGAACGGTTCGCAGTCCACGGGAAGCTCGATACGTAGGTCGTGGTCCACATCGCTCTCGCTGCTCAAGACCTGAGCGTATTGGCTGACGATATCGATGAGCGTCCGCAGGGTGTCGGAGTATTGCTCCTGTGCGTCCGTCTGTCCGGGCAGAATCATATCCATAACGATGACGTCCAGCGAGTACGTTAGAATCCCCCGGTCGATGGTTGCCGCACTTATGTCGGCGTAGCAGATGGGGTACTTGTCGCCCGCTAGTTTTTGGATATCCACCTCGCTCATCTCGCCTTGTTTAAACGAGCGGATAAAGTGGTGGTCGAGGCTGATGGTCTCAAGGCCGTCGATGATTTCGTTGACTGTTCTCATAGGTTCATTTTTTGTTTCTCCAGTAGCGCCCGGTCTTGTTCGTAGGCGAGCCAGGCGAGCGCCGTTTCGAGGTGAGTCCTTTCCACCTGCGGTAGTTTAGTAATGTCCTCCCCTGCGAGATGTACGAACGTGGCGAACCATCCGTATTTCTCGGATAGCTTGCTTCCTTCACCGCCTTGGAATAGCTGTCCAAAGCGTCGGCTAATACGGTCGCGGTACGCAAAAAAAAAGCGGCGGCGCCCAGTGCGTGGGCCATCTTCATCTCTCGGAAGTATTCGCTGCGGTCCTCGCCGTCGTAGTCTGCGATCCGATAGAACTCCCCATGCTCCTCTACGATGGGACGGTATAGGATGCCCATGACCTGGGGGAGGTGTTTGTCGAGTGAGTCCTTGCAGAGCGTCTCTATGTCTGCGAACTCGGCGACCGTGATGCGTGACAGGTTTGGGTGGAAGCCGTACCGTTGGTCTAACTCGATGACGCGCTCGACCGGATACTGTTCGTCGTACTTGTCTAGGATGCCCCCGATGACTCCTCCGATGTGTTGGATATCCTTCTGTTCCATCCCCATCACTTCCTCCCGGTCCATATGGCAGAGGATGCAGATAGTCCTTACAACCTGCTCTAGCTCGTCCCCTTCGGGTATGGCTTGAATTTGCAGATACTGGTCGACGGTGATGTCGTACAGGTCTTCCGGTATGGTGATGGTCTTCTTCACGCTATCAAATAGACGAAAGGTAGGGACATAAAAAAAGGCCCCGGAGGGCCTGTAGGTTAGAAGAGGATGG